TGTCTACTGCATCATCTGCAAGTTCTGAAGCGGTAACTGAATTTGGTGCAAGATCTCCTGCAACAATAGTGTCTGCTTGAATTTTTGCAGCTGTTACAGAATTATCTGCAAGAGTTCTACTTGTTATCTTTGTTAAGACTGCCATAGTTATTTAAAATCCGTTATTGTTTGTTCTCTACTATTTATTACGATGATGGTTTATCGGGCCAATCAATATCTTCAAATTTCTTCACACTATCCTGTGACTGTGGAATCTCTCGCAATGCTTTTCTGTAATTCTTCCAAGCAGTACTTACAGTTCCAGTATCACTCAACATCATCCAATCGGTTTCTGCAATGCGATAATCTCTTTCTGCTCTTATTTGTACCCATTCCTGAGCTAATTTTCTTGCATCTCTAGCAGAATCATCTGGTACAAGATGAGATTGAACATATACTTTAGGATCTTGACTCTTTCCATCAATACCCATTATTTCTTCTGCATCTCCAATATCATCTTGCCACTTGATTTCATGTGTTATTTGTTTTCCTGACCCAATATCTGAATATACATAATCACTCAATTGTATAAGTCTTGTCCGTATATCTTCATCTCTACATTCAACAATTGTATATCCTGTTTCACCAGAATAATCAACAACACCATCAGTAGTAACTGATTCTAGCCATTCCCAATATTTCTGTTTATTGATTCCTTTGGAACGGCACCTACAATCCCACTCAGTTTCAGCTATATGTAGTAATACATTTTCCTTATCATATGAAATATACATTTTTACCTATCATTGAGTTTTATAATTGTAAAATGTGGAGAATATTGGTTGCCATGAAATTGAGCATATAGTTGAAAATAATCTCCATATTTTACGTGCCAATCTGTATAATGTACCAGAGCCATATCATGGGCATTACTTACATTAGTTGGATGAACTGTATTAACTGTTGATCCATTCTTTTTAAAATAACTATCACCTTGAGATGAATTCATAATCATCCATTGAATGAGAAACACATAAGCACCTTCTTCTAAACAAACCATTCTATCATAAGCTGGTGCCCAACCTTTATACCAACAAGGTCGATCTGAGGCTGATGTACCATAATAACCTTGAACCCAATCCCATTGTGCAGCAGTAGAACCATTTCCTGTCCAACTAGCTTCATTAGCAGATGCTATAACAGACACATATGCTGTTGAGTTTTGGTATTTGTGATCTCTCGTATGTTCATCCCATGTCTTGCCATCAGCTGTTACTACAAGATTGGTTTGCTCCATATTTCTATCGCCACCCACTAAATTTCTCGTTTTTGGTGATTCAAAGGGCTGATAGTGTGAACTTGTATGAATTGGAGTTACTATTTCAAATGCTGCTATATATGACCAATCAAAAGTGCTTGTTAAATTCGCATCATGCAACTGAACTTGATTGCGTCCTAATACTCCATCCGATCTTGCCCAATTAAATGCTCCATACGCAGTCGACCCACCAGAGCAATCAGCAATTGCACCAGAAAGTGCAGGAATTACTCTAGTTGAAACTGTTACGTTTGTTGTGGCAATAGATGCAACTGTTCCAGCAGAACCTGTACATTGAACTTCTATATCGTGAGCATCCGTTATTCTTCTAGCAAAAACTGCACCTTTTGTGAATCCAAAAAAAGGAAGTTTTGCTACCCAATCGGAATAATTTCCTCCTCCAACTATGCTTCCAGTAATAATATCGCTCGCATAAGAACTAGGATTCATGCCATCCCAAGATCCTCCTGTTCTCTGACTGAACATATCTCTACCAGCCGTTTGTAATCTTACTCCTTTTGAAATATCTTCTATTTTTTGAGTTGTATTTGTAGATTTCACATAGTCTGCCATTAGCATATAATCTGCAATCACACAAGCGTCTTCTGGTATAGGTGGCATTTTGGGCTGGTGTATAGTCCATCCTTTATAGAATTGATGGACATGAGATACTGCACCTCTGTATACTTTTAGAACATGAGTGTCATAAGGTAAATTTTGACAAACAGTTTCAAATTCAGCAAAACCGACACCACTTGTAAAAGTTTTAGTTGTTACCCCATCTATAGACCATACTACATTATCAGAACCACCATGAGTGCTTGAAGCTTCTATTTTAAACCATGTAGTAAGTCCTGTTCCAATGAAAGTGAAATGTAATGGTGTGTTATTAGCATTGAATCTGTAACTCATTTGATCAGTATCTGCTTCCACAGTATGAGCAACCGCAGCAGTCACCCCATCATCCAGTATATAACCAATTCTGTCAGGAGTCCCATCTTTTAAAGCACTAAAATCTGCAAGAGTACCATTTGCTCCTTGATTACCCGAACCATTTCCTAACTCTCTAAAAAAATATTGCTTAGCAACTTCTGATTGTGAATGGTCTATTGCACCTGACGAAAATACAGGCAACCAAGTAGATGTCCATGCCGTTTGATGTGGGCCCGCATTCCCCGAATGTGATCCCCATGCTTTCGCAGAAGGAGGCATCATGTTTACTGAAGTTTTAATTGCACCAGTAGAGTCTATCCATTTAACTACTCTACCGCCGTTTACTGGTCGATAGTAATTTCCTCCATTAACCCATGCAGCAAGTCCAAGTGAAGTTGCAGTATCTAAGGTTGAATCGTAATGTTGTGCAGTAGTTCCACCTGAAGCCCATCCTCCTGTAAGTTTACCATGACTTGCATTATCTCCTATTGCAACTGCGGTTGTTCCATCTTGTGCATATGCAAATGGGTTATAATGATGTTCTGTTTTAGCAACTGCAAATTTCTTTCCATAAGAAACTACATTTTGTGGTTGTATTTGAATCTGATTTCTAGTAGTTGCTGAAGTTACATCATGTACAATTAATTCTATTCCAGAACAAAGTTGAAGATCTCCTGTTGCCCAACTTATTTTTACTGTGTGAATACCTAAACTTGGTCTGCCACCATTAAATTCTAGTTGGTTCAATTTTCCTTCATCTTGATATCTACCTTGTGTTGGTTGTGCATTTGCAGAACCAGCATTATTTCCCTGTACTGTACCACCATCTAAAAATACTCTCAAATTATCAGTATCACTCCAATGAAAACACAAAAAATTTATGTCATTAAAATATCCAACACATTCTATATAATTTGCATCTTGTGTTTGAGTATTTTTATACCAACCTATATGTTCTCCATGAGAATCGTCTTTAACTTTCCAATCTCCTATTGCCCTCAACCAATCTCTGCCATCTATCGAATAAACTGCCGAGTTTGAGCCGGTAAGTCCCGATGCCTGACTACCAGTATTAGTTTCGTTTTCTCTTCTTTGCAAAGACTTAAACATATGCCTCTGACTCCCAAAATGTGAGCCTATACGAGGATCTTTTATTGGCTTGCTGCCTATTACATCAGTATAATAATACATTCTACCATCAGATTGAACTGTTCCATATCTTGAAGATGTAATAGTAGAACCAGCAGGCCCAGTAGTTGAGTTTGCAGTTGCAGTTCCGTCTAATTTATTTCCAGCAACAGCAGGATAAAGCATGCCAGGAATGATGTGAGGTTTTACTTCAATATTATCGGTAAAAGTTGCAGTTGCTACTTTTGCAGATGTGACAGCATTGTCTGCAACTTTTGCTGTAGTAATATTTGCATCTGCAACTTTATCTGTAGTAACATTTGCATTAAGAATCTTTGCAGTAGTAACAGCATTTGCTGCAAGTCTATCTGCATCAACTGCACCATCTGCAATCGCAGCAGTATCTACTGCATCATCTGCAAGTTCTGATGCACCTACTGAATTTGCAGCTAAATCCCCTGCGGTAATTTCGTCTGAAAACGTTGTTGGTGGTCTACGTAATGCCATTTAATTTTTATCCTAAGTGTTCCAAGTTACTACTATTATTTATTACGATGGTTCTGAAGGCCATGTTATACTTGCATAAGTTGTTTTATCTTTTTGATCTTTCGGTACATCTCTCAATTTTGTTCTGTATGTTGCCCATGCAGTTACTTTTGCAGATGCAAGTGCAGTATCGTTTGCTTGTGTCCAATCTGAATTTGCAAGAAGTCTATCTCGTTCTCTTCTAATTAGTTTCCATTCATTTGCAAGTAAT